GCCGGTCCCGGCCGAGAAGCAGGCGCCCGCGATCGGAGCCAGGCTGCGCCTTCGGCTCACCCGGGGCGTGCCGAAGCTCGAGATGCGCTGATGCAGTTCGCGAGCCTTCGCAGGCTGGGCGCGTGGCTGTCCGGCAACTCGCGCCGCTTCAAGGAGCCGCCGCCCACGAAGGGCGATCGCCTCGTCGAGATCCCCATCTACCCGTGGCCGACCTGGGAGACGGTCGGCTCGGTGCGCGAGGCGCTCTACGGCCTGCAGCTCGGGCGCATCAAGCCGGCCGCGCTGCTCTGGGACGAGATGCGGACCGACGACCGCTTCCACTCCGCGCTCCGCAAGCGGCAGACCAACCTGCTCGGCCTGCCGATGGACTTCCAGCCGGCCGACCCGACTCCGCTGGCGAAGCGGATGGCCGAGGAGCTCAAGCTCCGCTGGTGGCAGATGTTCCCCGAGAACAGCCTGTCCCAGCTGCTCGACTGGGGCAACGGCATCGGGGTCGGCTTCGGTCAGCTCGTGTGGGAGCGCAGCGGCGGCGAGTGGATCCAGCGCGCGCGGGTCTGGCACCCGTCGAACAGCTACTACAACTTCCTGACCCGTCGGTTCGTGCTCATCACCCAGAACGAGGGCATGATCGAGCTCGACCCCGAGGACCCGGAGTGGCTCATCTACACGCCGTACGGGGCCGACAACAAGTTCTGGCGCGAGGCACTCATCCGCTCGACCGCGGTACTCTGGCTCCTGCGCAAGTGGGCGCAGCGCGACTGGGCCCGCTTCTCGGAAGTGCACGGGCTGCCCATCAAGAAGGCGACGATCCCCGCCAATGCGGAGCCCGACGAGAAGAACGACTTCTTCACCTCGTTGAAGTCGCTCTCGAGCGAGGGGCTCATCAAGCTGCCGATGGGGCCGGACGGCAAGCCGCTCTACAACCTCGAGCTGCTCGAGGCGCGCAGCGAGAGCTGGGAGGGCATCCAGAAGCTGAAGGAGGACACGGACAAGTGCATCGACATCGCCGTGCTCGGGCAGAACCTCACGACCGACATCGGCGCGAAGGGCAGCTTCGGCGCGGCGAAGCAGCACCAGCACACCGAGGCCGGCGTCACGAAGTTCGATGGCCAGTGCCTCTCGACGTTCCTGCGCAACGGCCCCGTGGCCTGGTGGGCCGGTTGGTACTACCCGGGCGGCGAGGACCACGCGCCCTGGCCGACGTGGCAGGTCGAGGAGCCCGAGGACCTCGAGAAGAAGGCCGGGGTCTTCCTCGACCTCTCGAACGCCGCGGTGAACTTCAGCACCGCCGGCGTCGCACTCGACTGGCAGGAGATCTCCGATCTCTTCGGGCTGCCGCTGCGCGGCGACGGGATGCTGCCCGCCGGTGAGCCGGGCGGCGCCGGCGGCGGCGAGAACCCAGACGAGGGCCAGCCGACCGACGACCCGGCGGGACCGGAGGACCCCGGCATCGAAGGCGACGGCAGCGAGCAGCTCAGCGCGCGGCCGAAGCCGCGAGCGACGGGCAGCCGCCACGTCGAGGGCCAGCTCTACGCGGACGCCCTGGGCGACGAGGCGCAGCGCGCCGGCGGCCGCGCGCTCTCGACCGACGTGCAGCTCGTCAAGCGCGCCGTCCTGAACGCACGGGACGGCGAGGACCTGCGTCGGCGGCTGAAGCGGGCCTTCAGCTCGATGGACGGCGAGCGCTTCCAGGTGCTCATGCAGCGGGCGCTCATCATGGCCGCGGCCGCGGGTCGGCTCTCGGCGAAGCGCAAGGACGGCTGATGGCGTTCGAGGCTCCCATTGACCCGATGAAGTTCGAGGCCGCGATCGGCTGGTTCAAGGCGCGCGTCCCGCTCACCGACGAGGAGCTCGCGGCGCTCGAGCAGGAGGCAGCCGAGCTCGCCTTCTACGTCACCGGCGCCACGCAGCTCGACGTCGTCACCGCGGTCTGGAACGCGCTCGAGAGCTCCATCGATCAGGGCACGCCCTTCGCCGACTTCCAGGAGGCCGTCGCCGACGTGCTCGAGGACGCATGGGGCGGCGAGATCCCCGGCCGCCTCGAGACCATCTTCCGGACGAACCTGCAGACGTCGTACAGCGCCGGCCGCTACCGCGAGCAGTACTCGCCGGCGGCGCGGCGGCAGCGTCCGTACGTCCGGCTCGACACCGTCCCGGACTCGCGCGAGAGCGACATCTGCGAGGCGCTCAACGGCCTCGGCGCGTTCCCGAAGGACGGCGCGTTCATCGCGAGCCACCACCCGCCGCTGCATTTCTCGTGTCGCACCCAGGAGGTCGACCTCACCGAGGAGGAGGCCCAGGAGCTCGGCCTCGAGGCGAGCCCGCCCGACGTCGCCGCGGACGACGGCTTCGGCGGCACGCCCGGCTTCGGCTGGAAGCCCGACCTGTCCCACTACCCGCCCGAGCTGCGCCAGGTGGCGGAGGAGCGGCTGCGATGAAGACCGCGAAGCGGACGGTGCTCGCGCGCGTCGAGGTCACCGACAAGGGACCGCCGAGCGAGTTCAAGCTCCTGCCGATGGGCAAGTTCAAGGCTACGAAGCTCATCGGCGGGGAAGGGATCGTCGAGCTCGAGTACGAGCTCACGCCCGAGAAGGCGAAGGAGATCGCCGACTGGGCGGCCGAGCGCCAGGCCGCCGGCGTCCAGTTCATGCTGGACTACAACCACAACAGCCTCGAGCCCGGCGCCGACGCTGACGCGATCGAAGCGGCGGCCTGGTACGACGTCGAGCTGCGCGAGGACGGGCTGTGGGCCGTCAACGTGAAGTGGGAGCCCGAGGCCGTCGAGCGACTGAAGACGGACAAGGTGAGGTACTTCTCGCCGGCGTTCGACCACACCGACGAGCTCGAGGTCCTCGACTACGTCAACGGCGCGCTCGTGAACATTCCGGCGCTCGACCAGAAGCCGCTGATGGCCGCGTCCGCCGTGGCGTACCAGGCCGCGCCGATCGTCGACGGAGCGTGGGACGGAGCCGCCGCGGTGAAGCGGCTGCAAAAATGGGCCTCGTCGGACGGCAGCGGAAAACGCGAGACGATCGACTGGAAGAAGCTCGCGCGCGGATTCGCCTACGTCGAGGGCGACGGAAAAACGCTGGCGCAGTTGAAGCTCCCGCATCACGACATTCGCGGCGGGAAGTTCGTCACCGTGAAGCAGGGAGTCATCGCTGCCGCGGCCGCCTTGCAAGGCGGGCGCGGTGGTGTATCGATTGCGAGTGCAGACGTTCCGGCAGTGCGGCGGCACCTCGAGCGGCACTACCACCAGTGGGGCGCGAAGGCGCCCTGGGAGACGGAGAAGGCGACCATGAAGACGCTGGCCTCGCACCTGTCGGAGCACGAGATGCCACTCGACGAGATGGCCAAGAAGAGCGGCCTCTCGAAGGACAAGCTCAAGGCGTTCATGGACGGCGAGAAGCCGACCGACGACGAGCTCGCCGCGCTCGCCAAGGGCCTCGGGGAGAAGCACGAGGACCTGAAGGCGATGTGCGACGCCGCGGACGGAGACGACGGCGACGAGGACGAGGACGAGGGTGGCGACGACGACGAGGGAGGCGATGGCAAGGAGAAGGCCTCGGCCCTCGTTCGCGGCAGCCGCGAGCTGCTCTCGCTGCTCGGCGCCAAGAGCCTCTCCGAGGCGAAGGGCATCATCGCCGGGCTGAAGTCCTCGGCCGAGGGCACCAAGGACATGGCCGCGCGGCTCGCCGCGCTCGAGACGAAGTCGCGCAAGTCCGAGGTGGAGGAGCTCATCACCCAGGGCTTCGCCGACGGCAAGCTGAACAAGGAGCTCGAGAAGTGGGCCCGCAAGATGGGCGAGAAGGACCCCGAGGAGCTGCGCGGGTTCCTGTCGGCCGCGCCGGTCCGCTTCGGCAAGAGCTCCCGCCGGCTCACGGCCGAGGAGGAGGCCGAGCTCGAGAAGCAGGCGGGCGGCGAGCCCACCGCGAGCCAGCGGTCCGTCGCGAGCTCGCTGGGCGTCGACGCCGGCAAGCTGAAGGAAGGCCTCGACAAGAAGCGCGCCGCGGGCGCCGTCCGGAGCTGATGCAGGACCTGACGCCAGACGAGGCCCACGTGCTCAACCAGCTCCGCCAGATGAAGAAGAGCAAGGCCTGGGGCGAGCTCACGGTCACGTTGCAGGCGGGCCGTCCGGTGAAGGTGAAGGCGACGAACGAGGAGAAGCTCTCGAACTGAACCCTGCTCCATAGCCTCACGAGGTACGGAACAACCGGCCCCGGTGAACCGCTAGACGCGGTCGCCGGGGTTTTTGCTTTTCAAGGAGACGACGATGGCGCTCACGGCGGGTCGCAACACGAAGAAGATGGGAACCGACGCGGTCATCAGCCTCGTCGAGCCCGGCGTCGAGGCCTCCACGCACATCTACCAGGGCGGCCTCACCGGCGTCGACGCGAACGGCTACGCCGTGCCCGCGACGCCCGGCGGCAGCAACCCGCCCATCGCCATCCTGGGCCGCGCCGAGCGCGAGGCCGACAACTCCGGGACCGGCACCTCGGCCTTCTCCGGCTCCGGCGTGGCCGGCAGCATCGCCTGCCAGATCCAGCGCGGCGTCTTCAAGTGGGCGAACGGCAGCGGCGTCGACGCGATCTCCGCCGCGAACATCGGGCAGACCGCCTACGCGATCGACGACCAGACCGTGGGCCTCACCGCTGGCACGGTCGGCGGCTCGGTCACGGCCAACCGCGTCGCGGCGGGCCGCATCATCCAGGTCGATTCGGACGGCGTCTGGGTCGAGAGCGGTGCGCTCGCGCCCCAGGGCGGCGGCCCGGTCGACGTGGTCTTCCCCGCGAACGGCGCCCTCGCCGCGGGCAAGCTCGTCAAGCTGAACAGCTCCGGCAAGCTCGTCCTGTGCGTCGCCGGCGACCCGGCCCTGGGCGTGCTCGTCAACTCACCCGGCGCGGCCAACGCCGCGGGCATCGTCCGCATCTTCGGGTTCCACCCGGCGGTGCTGGCGGACGGGACCATCGGGGTCGGCGCCTTCTTCGAGGCCGACGCCAGCGGCCTCGCCGTCGCGTGCGCGTCGACGCTCTCCTCGGGCAACGTCACCGCCGGCGAGCGCATCGGCGTGGCGCTCACCGCGGGCGCCGCGTCCGGATCCTTCGCCGCGTTCATCTTCCCCCGGGGCATCCCCGCCGGAACCCAGGCGTAGCAGCCAGGAGGCGCAACTCTTCCCCGCCGGGGCTACCCGGCACGCAAGGAGCCGAAGCACATGGACCTGACGCTTGCCACGCTCAACGAGATCTGGGTCGGGCTCGAGCTCCGATACCAGGCGGCGTACCAGAACGCCGAGCCCTGGTCGGCCAAGGTGGCCACCTCGGTCCCGAGCAAGACCAAGATCACGAAGATGGGCTGGATCGGGAAGATCCCCCGCATGCGGCTCTGGACGGGGGAGCGCACCCTCAACAACCTCGCGGCTCGTGAGTACGCCATCACGAACCAGGACTTCGAGCTCACCATCGAGATCGACCGCAACGATATCATCTTCGACCAGCTCGGGCTCTACATCCAGGGCGTGGACCTCCTGGGCGAGCAGGCGAAGGTGTGGGCCGACGACCTGGTCTACGGCCTGATGACCTACGGCGACAGCTCCACGCCGCAGACGCTCGACACCGGCGCTGTCATCAACCCCGAGGGCTTCGACGGGAACCCGTTCTTCTACGGGTCGCACCCCATCGACATCAACAACACGGCCCTCGCGACGCAGTCGAACCTCTTCAACTCGACGACGTCGGGCGACCTGCCGCTGAACGGCGCGAACTACGGTTCGACCGTCCGGCCGGCGATGGCAGCGTACAAGGGCGAGGACAACCGCCCGATGGGGATCATCCCCGATACGCTGGCCGTTCCGCCCGCGCTCGAGGTGACGGCCTACACCATCGCCAACGCGACGCTGGTGGCGCAGGCCGTCGGCGCCAACGCGGCGACCGGCGCGTCGGAGAACGTCATCCCGATGCTGAAGGGGGCCGTGAAGCCCCTGATGATCCCACAGCTCGCCGGCGCCGACGACACCTGGTACGTGCTCTGCACGTCCAAGCCCGTGAAGCCGTTCGCGGTCACGACCGTCAAGGCGCCGGAGTTCGTCCCCCTCGACAAGCCCACCGACCCGAACGTCTGGGAGCGGAAGAAGTTCCGCTACGGCGTCGATCTCATCGGCTCCGCCGGCTACTCGCTGTGGTTCCTCGCGGCGAAGGCGGCGAACCACTAGCCCACGGGCTCCGGGACCGGGAGGCGCGGGATTCTCCTCCTGGCCCGTGCCCACCGGCGACGGAGCCCACTTACAGGAGGAAGCGGCGATGAAGACGGTGAAGGTCAAGGTGACGGCGCGGACCCCGGGGCGCGCGGGGAAGCACGCGCTCGGCACCCACAAGAAGCCCGGTGTCTTCTTCCCTCACGGGCAGCCGGTCGAGCTCGAGGTGACGGCCGAGCACCTGATGAAGGAAGACGAGTTCGGCAACCAGGTGCACAAGCTGCGCTCGCAGCTGTCCATCCTGCAGGCCGACCCGCACCTGGTCGTCGAGATGCTCAAGAGCCCCGAGGACCTCGAGGCCGAGGCGCGCGAGCTGCGCAAGGCGGCCGCGGGGAAGGGCAAGCCCGCCGGCGACGACAAGGCGGCGGCCGCGGGGAAGGGCAAGCCCGCCGAGTAACCCATGCCGGCGACGCCCTACGCGACACTGACGGACCTCGGCAACTCGGTCAACGCTGCGGCGTTGGCCGCGGTGTCGACGACCGTCCAGCAGGTCGCGCTGCAGCGCGCCGCCGACGAGATGGAGGGCTACCTCAAGACGCAGTTCACGGTGCCGCTCGTCTCCTGGCAGACGGACGTCACCGAGTGCAACTGCGCCCTTGCCGTCTACAAATGCCTGCGCCAGCGCGGGTGGAACCCCAAGGCGAACCCGCAGATCAAGGAAGACTACGACCGCTGGATGGAATGGCTGAAGGCCATCGGCCGCAACGAGGTGCACCCCGCGGGCATCGTCGACAGCTCGGTCAACCAGAAGACCGCCAACGAGGGCGCGTCCGGCTTCTCCTTCTCCTCGAGGTCGCCGCAGAACCGCCGGCAGACGGCCAGCGACGGCCAGACGCGGGGCTGGTGATGGCCATCGTCGGCGACTTCCAGAAGCTCGAGCAGCTCCGCTCCTCGCTCCGGCACGCCGGCAGCCCGAGCTTCCGGGCGCAGCTCGCCGCGCGCCTGGGCCGCGAGGCGCTGAAGCTCGTGGCCGATGGCTTCCGCAAGCAGGAGGACCCCTACGGTCACGCCTGGGCGCCGCTGAAGGCCCAGCGCCGCCGCCAGGGACCGAAGAAGCGCGGCGACCGCATCGGCGTCAACACCGGCGCCATGCGCAACGGCTTCTACACCCGCGCCGATGCGTCCGGGTTCCGCCTGGGGAACGGCCGCGGGTATAGCCTCTTCTTCAACGACGGCACGCGCCGCGGCCTGGTGCCGCGCCGCATGGTGCCCCAGGGCGAGCTCGGGCAGCTCTGGGCGACGGCCTTCCGGCGCGAGAGCGAGAAGGCCCTGCGCGAGACCTTCGCGGGGACGGGGGCGCTCTGATGCTCTCGGCGATCCTCTCGGACCTGCAGCAGAACGTCACGGAGCTCGACGGCGAGCTCACGATGCTCTTCGGCGAGGAGAACATCAGCAACGAGACCGGCGGCCACCAGATCGTCGTGGTCCCGGGGAAGGACCGCTACGAGGGCCCGACCATCGCCCAGGCGCAGCCGTCGACGACGCAGCGGACGCTGCGGCAGCGCTGGACCGGCGTCGAGTTCCACATCTGGGGCAAGCCCGGCGAAGAGGCCAGCGGCATCGACAACACGGACGACGTCGAGGCCATCATCGCGACCCTGGTGCAGTCGCTGCAGGACACCGTCCTCGGCGGGAACTACCGCATCCTGGCAGGCTCCTGGGTGCCCCCGGATACCGGGGAGGGCGGCGAGCTTACCGCGTACGGCCGGTACTACGTGCTCGCGGTCGAGCTCGCGACGCCCGTGGTGCGCGCGCTGCCCCAGACCGCGGTCATCGAGACCGAGCAGATCACCCTCGAGCTGGACCCCCAGTTCCCAGTCCCGCCCGCGTAGGAGACGCCGATGGCCACCCCGAACCAGCCGCGTCGCCGCCCCCGCCTGACGCTCCTCGACAAGGCGAACAAGCCCCTCGGGCCGCGGCAGCTCCCGCCGAAGCCCGACGAGAAGCTCGAGGAGGCCAACGCGGCCGCGAACGGCGGCAAGCACACCATCGAGCACCTCGCCAACGAGCTCGGGGTCGAGCCCTGGAAGTACTGGGCGGCCAAGGCGGCAAAGGCGTGGCCGGACCACGCCGAGGTCGAGCACGACGAGTTCATCGAGGCCATCGAGGCCGCGGGCAACGTTCGCATCGGGTAGGAGGCCGCCGTGTCGATCCCCAGCGTTGCAATCACCATCGAGGACGGCGGTCTCGGCATCGTCCAGCCGGGCGGCGGCAACATCGCCAACGAGGCCGGCTGGGCCAGCTCGGGGCCCGGCGGCGTCGTCCAGGCCATCGGCGACACCGTCAGCCTGGTCGCCGAGTACGTGAGCGGCCCCCTGGTCGAGGCGGCCGCGCTGGTGCTCGCCACGGGCGCGACCGAGGTGCTCTGCACGCGCATCTACGACGGCTCGATGGGCTCGACGACCGCGAGCGGCGGCGGCGCCAACAGCGACCTGACCATCACCGGGGCGCCCATGTCGCCCTACGGCAACCCGACCAGCGGCGGCAGCTCGGGCCCCATCGTCAACATCGCCGGCAGCGGCGCGCGCGGCACGTCGACGTTCACCTACTCGCTCGATGGCGGCAAGACGTTCTCGGCCCCCCAGGTCACGGGGGCGACCTTCGCCATCCCCGGGACCGGGCTCACCATCAACTTCGCCTCCGTCAGCTCGACGGCCGGGTGGAGCTACGTGGTCCCCATCACCACGGCCACCGGCTCGGTCTCCTCGGTCTCCCAGGTCGGGGCCACCGGCGCCGCCCAGGGCGCCGGCGCGATCGCGACCACGGGGTCGGTCCCCGTCGATTCCTTCTCGGTCGTCATCGTCATCCAGGCCCAGGGCACGCTCGGGGTCGGCACCTACCAGTTCTCGATGGACGGGGGGCTCACCTTCTCGTCGACGCAGCTCATCCCCTCGGGTGGCGGCCCGGTGGTGCTCGGGGGCGGCGTCCAGGTGACCTTCGCCGCGACCGGCGGCGCGGGCAGCGGCACGGCCTTCCAGCCGGGCGACCGCTACTCGTTCACGACCACGGCGCCGGCATACACGACGACCGACGTGACGAACGTCTGCAACGGGATCGTGGGGAGCAACCTCGTCTGGGGCTGGATCCACTTCATCGGCCGGCCCTCGACGCCCTCGGCCGCGGCCACGCTGGCCTCCACGGTCGACACGGCGATGACCTCCTGGGCGTCCGCCGGGCGCTACGCGCGGGCCATCATCGAGTGCCCGCCCGACACCGCGGCCGCGAGCATCGACACCGCGCTGCAGACGGCCTTCGCGAGCTTCACCTCCGACCGCGTGATGGTCGCCGCCGGCGACGCGAACATCGTGTCGCCGCTCTCGGGCAACGAGGTCCAGCGCAGCGTCGCCTGGGCGGCGACCGCGCGCTCGGCAGTGGTCCCCATCGGCGAGGACCTCGGGCGCATCGCCAGCGGCTCCTGCGCCGGCGTGGCGGACATCCTGCGCGACGAGGCGGCGACGCCGAACCTCGATGCGTACGGCTTCACCACGATGCGCAGCGTCCGCGGCAAGGCCGGCTACTACCTCACGAACGGCCGGCTGATGGCCTCGTCCACGTCCGACTTCCAGTACTGGCAGTACGGACGGGTGATGGACGCGGCCTGCAACGCGGGCCTGACGGCGCTCCTGCAGTTCCTCAACTCGAGTGTCCGGGTGAACGCCGACGGGACGATCTACGAGCAGGACGCGCGGACGATCGAGAACACGGTGCAGGCGGCCATCGCCGCGGTCACCACCCAGGTCGGGCAGGCGAGCGCGGTCTCGGTGCAGGTGAGCCGGACCCAGAACATCCTGTCGACCTCGACGCTCGCCGTCACCATCGGCATCACCCCGCTGGGCTACGCGAAGCAGATCGACGCCACGATCGGCTTCATCAACCCGGCTCTCGCGCTGCCCCAGGCGGCGTAAGCGGAGGCACCGATGTCGATCGTCCAGCCCAGCTACCCGGACATCAACGGGCACCGGTATTCCTTCAGCTCCATCGAGCTGAGCTTCCTCAAGCTCCCGCTGGGCATCCAGATCGCGCTGCAGTCCGTGGACTACGACGACACCCTCACGCCCGGGAAGCTGAAGGGCAAGTCGCCGCAGACGATCGGCCGCACCCGCGGCAAGTACGAGGCGACAGCCTCCATCACGCTGCCGTTCGTCGAGCACGCGAACCTGGTGGCTGCGCTCGGCCAGCTCGGGGCGGCCCAGGGCCTCGGCTACAAGGAGGTCGCCTTCGACATCCAGCTGCAATACGCCGACGCGCTGCAGCCCGTCCTCACGGACCTGATTCGCGGCTGCCGGCTCACGAAGGGCGGCCACTCGTACAAGAACGAGGAGGGCGTCCTGACGGTCAAGCAGGACCTCGATCCTCTCTATCTCGTGAAGAACGGCCAGTACCCGTTCTTCGCTGGCACCGGCGGGGTCTTCCTGCCGTAAACGTCGCGCGGCGTGACCGCGCGGGCTTCTTCAGGAGGAGGCCATGCCGTTCACGAAGGACCAAGTCGAAGAGGCAAAGGCGAAGTCGAAGACGGGCGAGGCGCACCCGTTCGAGGTGGTGGAGCTCGGGCTGGACTTCATCCTCCGGCCGCCCACGTCCGGCGAGTACAAGCGCTTCCGGGTCATGGCGGTCGACTCCGATCCGCTGAAGCGCACGGGTGCGCTCGAGCAGCTCTTCCGCGACTGCTGCCTGCTGCCGGAGGCGGCCGAGCTCGCGCCCATCCTCGAGCGCTACCCGGCCCTGGGCGAGGACCTTGGCATGGAGTGCCGGCGGCTCGCCGGCGGCTTCAAGGAGGTCCGGGCAAAAAAGCTCTAGCGGCGCTCGGGGAGCTGCGCGGCGACCTGGTGGCGGCCGCCGATGCGGTCCGGGCGCTCTTTCGAGGCGAGGACACCGAAGAGGCCGAGGCGGGCGCACTGCTCCTCGCGGCCTTTCTCACGAGGCGGTGAGGCGGCATGGACGGGTTGCAGTGGCAGCTGAAGTTCGAGGAGAGCATGTCGGGCCCGACCTCGGCCGCCGACAAGGCCCTGCTGCAGCTCGATGCCACCCTGAAGCAGACGAACGAGGCCCTGCTGCAGCTCGAGCAGCACCAGGGCACGGCCGGCAAGGCCTCCGAGGCCGCCGGCTCGAGCATCTTCAGCCAGGTCTTCTCGGCCGAGCTCGCGAAGGACGCCCTCGAGGAGCTCGGCCGGACCGCGCTCGAGCTCGGCGAGGAGTTCTTCAAATCCGCGGTGGAGGCCTCCGACTTCGCCGACCGGACCGAGAACGCCCTCGAGGTGGTGATGGGCTCCTCGGACAAGGCGCGGGAGGCCATCGAGGCGGCCGAGCACTTCAGCTTCGCGGCCGCGCTCCCGGTCGAGCAGACGGTCGACGCGTACCGCGAGCTCGTGAACGCGAAGTTCAAGCCGGTGGAGATCCCCACCATCCTCGCCGGCGCCTCGGACCTGTCGAAGATGGGCAGCCAGAGCTTCGACCAGATCGCGGAGATGTTCACGGAGATCGGCAACCGCGGCGAGCTCTCGGGCCTGCAGCTGCGGACGCTCGCGGCCTCCGGGCTCGACGTCGAGAGCATGGCGCACAAGCTCGGGGCTCACGACTTCCGCGAGCTGCAGACGAAGCTGATGACGGCCCCGGTCTCCGCGGCCGAGGGCATCAACGCGATCCTGTCCACGCTGCAGGAGAAGGAGCACGGGGTCCTCGGGGCGCTCACGGTGAAGGACGCGGACACCGTCTCGGGCTCCATCCAGAAGATCAAGACCGGCTGGGAGGAGATGCTCGAGAGCGTGGGCACGGCGCCGGAGTTCGGAGAGTTCCGCACCGACCTGTCCGAGATCGCCGACCTCTTCAATCCCGCCACCGCGGGCGGCAAGGAGTTCGAGCGCGAGCTCGCCGGCGTCCTCGCCACCGGCGGCCGCCTCTTCCACGAGCTCGCCGAGAACAAGGATACGTTCGTCAAGCTCTTCGACGGGGCCGTCACCGCGGCGGGCTGGGCGGTCGATGCCATCGAGGGCACGGTGCACTCGATGGAGAAGCTCGGGGCCTTCGCGGGCACGCTCGCCGGCGGTGGCTCCTTCCGCGAGGCCCTCGAGGCGGAGCGCGACGTGGACCGCGACGCGGCGCTGCAGCGCGCCGGTGGCGCTGTCCCGAGCTCCGAGATCGTCAACGAGAACCAGGCGAACGCGCCGCTCCCGCCGCTTCCCCACCTCGCCGCCGGCGGCGACGTCATGGGCCCCACCGTCGCCCTCATCGGCGAAGAGGGCCCGGAGCGCGTTCGGCCGCTGGGCTCCGCGGGCGGCGGCGATGGCGTCACCGTCCACATTGCCCCCGGCGCCGTCGTGGTGCAGAGCTGCAGCCACGGGCACGGCGAGCAGACGCAGGCCGAACAGCTCGAGGAGCTCCTGCCCGGGGCCGTCGAGCGTCTGGCCGACCTCATCGCGACCGAGATGGGCGGCGGCTGATGGGCTCCGGGCTTCCATTCTGGGGCGACGCGGTCGGGAAGATCCCCTACTTCTGTGAGACCGCGCCGACGGCCTGGGACCTGCTCTACGTTGGCCCGAACCTCGACCTCCTGCCGGCGCTCGTCGACGTGCGCTCGCGCGGGCGGCCGATGCGCCTCGACCACAAGAAGGCCCCGGGCCGCGACGGCGCAAGCGACACGCAGCACGGGTACGACTGCGCGACCTTCGAGATCGACGTCATCATGTGGCGCGCGGACCAGTGGACCGCGGTGCAGCAGATGCTGCCGCTCTTCCAGCCGGGCAAGCTGCCGCCGCTCGACGTCGAGGCCGTGCCGCTCGTCGGGAACGCGCCGGCGCCCATCATCACGAGCTCGTCCTCCACGCAGGAGCTGCCCGTCCAGGTCTCGCACCCCGCGCTGGCCTCGCTGAAGGTCTACGCGATCGTCGTCCCCACCATCATCCCGCCCAGGACCTGGAAGGGGCGCAACGACATCCAGTACCTGACGCTCATGGCGCGCGAGTGGCGCAAGCCCAAGAGCGGCAAGGTGAAGACGGCGCGGGGCGTCAGCGCGGTGGCCGGCATCCGGCTCGCCCCGCAGCTGCAGCCGGCGACGACCATCCAGACGCCGCCGAGCCAGGCCGGGGCGGCCGCGCCGTGAGCTACCTGACCGTCGCCGGCGTCGACGGGCTCCGCGCCCGCATCGGCATCCCGCGCGTGGGCGTCTGGCACGCCGACGTCGCCCTCGACACCGATGACCCGTCCGCCATCCAGGACGACCAGGCGGTGGAGCTCATCCTCGACAACGGCCGGCTCACGCTGCAGGGGGCGGTGCGGCGGGCCTCGGTGGCCTACGGGACGACGCTCGCGCGGCTCGTGGGTGGCGCGGGCGGCCTGCCGCAGCCGGTGCCGGCGAAGGCCTTCGCTCAGGTCTCGCTGCAGGCGGTGCTGCAGGACACGCTGCAGGCCATCGGCGAGCAGCTCTCGGGCTCGGCCGACCCGAACACCCTGGCGCTCTTCCTGAGCTCTTGGACGCGCGAGGGCACGGCGGCCTACCGCGCGGTCGCCGCGCTCGCGGCCGAGGCAGGGGTGCCCTGGCGCTTGCTGCAGGACGGTTCCCTGTGGCTGGGCCCGGAGACCTGGCCGAGCAGCTCGGTGAAGCACTACGAGGTCCTGAGCTGGGACCCGGCGGACTCGAGGGCCGAGATGTCCTCGGATGACCCGGGCTTGTGGCCGGGGACGACCTGGGAGGGCGGGCAGGTCTCCTACGTCGAGCACCGCATCGACCCCGACAAGCTCCGCACGAAGGTCTGGTTCGAGGACCTGAGCCTGCCACCCGCATGAACGACCCGACCTTCGACAGGCTGAAGCGCTCCTTCGCGGCCATCATCCGGGCCGTCTTCCCGGCCATCGACTACTGGGGCGAGTTCCCGGCGACCGTCGTCTCGCAGAACGCGGACGGCTCGCTCGAGCTGCAGCCCGATGACCGCGTGCGGTGGCCATCGCTCTCGAAGGTGCCGCTGAAGCACACCGCTCCGGGCGTGACGATCACCGTCGCCCAGGGCACGCGCGTACGCTTCGGCTTCGACGGGGGTGACCCAGGCTCGCCCCGCGCGGCCCTCTTCGACCAGAGCTCGAGCGGGCTACTCACGATGTTGCTCGCCGGCGGAGGGCAGGGCGCGGCGCGCAACGGCGACAGCGTGCAGGTCGACCTGACGCTCGCCAAGCTCTCGGCCTTCAGCTTCACGGCGCCGTCGGGGGGCGGTGCGTGCGTCGTCGCCGGCGCCACGCAGACCCTCGACGGGCAGATCACGAGCGGCAGCTCGAAGGTGCAAATCGGATGAAGACCACGCTCATCGCGCTCCTGGCGCTCCTCGCCTCCTCCACGGCGGCCGCGCAGGCGACCTTCCAGATCCTGAACTACGTACCCGTCGACGGCGGGGGCACGTTCCCGGCCTCACCGCTCTACTACAACCAGACCTGCGTCGAGCTCACGCTCGGTGGGCTCGCGGTCGCCTCCGACGGCGGCTTCTTCGTCACGTTGCAGCCCGTGGATCCGTTGAACCCGAGCTCCCCCATCGGGCCCCAGGTCGACGCCGGGCCGTTCACCTCGCCGACGGACGGGGGGATCCAGGTCTGCTACCTGAACACGGACGGGGGAACAGGCGCGGCCTGGGTGAGCTACACCGCCGGCGGGAGCACCTGGACGGGGGTCACGCTCTCGGTGGTGAACAGCCAGGTCGCGATCCCCGGCCCCACTGGCCCCACGGGTCCACAGGGCCCCTTCGCGCTCCCAGATTCCGGCCTGACCGCCGCATCGGTCACGACGCCGGACCTCGACGCGGGCTCGGAGACAATCGCGGACTGCACGGAGATCAACGGCCTCGGCGTCATGTTCTGCAACGGCGCCGAGCTCGTCCAAGGCCCCGGTGGCGGCCTCACGCTCGGTCCCACCGACGGAGGCACTGTCACGAGCACGAACGGCGTCACGAGCGATTGGACCGGCCAGCAGCCGGGCCTGCTCGTCACCAACCCGATCGGCCAGACGAACGTCAGCCCCTACTACCCAGCGATCTCGATCGTCGACAACGACACCGCGGGGAAGGGCTACCGCTTTGGCTACGCCCTTTCCATCTACATGGACGCCGGCGGGTCGTCGGAGTTCCTGATGCTGATGGACCGCAACGGGAACGCCTCGATCAGCAACTCTCTCGACTTCACCGCCGGCTACTCTGGCCTGTCCGAGTTCATTCCAGGCCCTCTCAATTCGGTGGTGGCCATCTCCAGCGATCTCTCTCCCACGCCGTCGACGTACTCCTCCTCTCTGTTCATCACCAACAGCCCAGGCTCGCCGGGCCACGACCTCATCCACGCGAACAAGTACGACCCCGACGGCGGCGAGCAGAACCCGTGGCTCGACCGGGTCCTCACCCTCGATGCCTTCGGAGACCTGATCTTCGGCATCGCCGACGGAGGAGAGCCTGGCCTCTACCCGGATGCCGGGAACACCCTGACGCTGGTCAACGGCGCCGGGACGCGGGGCACGCTTCAGGCTTTGAACTACGTCGCCTCGGACAGCGCCAACGGGTTCCTCACGATTGGCAACTTCGCCAATGCCTGCGGAAACCAGTTCGGCATCTGCACTTCCGGCGGCGCCAACATGCTCGTCAACGTGCCGTCCGGCGGATCGTACGCAGCGGGCTTCACGACCGACGGCGTCGCGATGCTCCTCTGCACGAGCGGAGAGGACTGCCAGGCCGGGGTGCCGATCCAGTTGGTGAACAACGCGACCGCGTGGGCCTGCACCGGGGCGAACGCGGGCCAGGTGATCTCCGACGGCGGCATCCCGTATTACTGCGATGGCGGCCAGTGGGCGCCGATCGCGCTCGGGAGCACAGGCGGCGGCAGTGGGCTTCCATACTGGGTGACGGCCAACACCGGCACGAGCCCCGGGACGCTCACGGTCGACGGCGGCCTGGACGTGGCGGCCGGCGGCGACTTCTACGGGAACCTCTACGCGGCCGGGCTCCTCCAGGGCGCGGGCGGCCTGCTCGTCAGCGGCGGCGCCTCGAACTTCATCGGCGCTGTCAACGTGTGGGGCAACCTCTTCGCGGACGGCGGCCTGACGGTCGACGGTGGGAACCTCGCGATGAACAACGGGGGCGAGATCGTCACGAACAGCGGAGATCTCCTTCTCAACCCCAATAGCGGCGCCGTGACCATCGGTGGCGCGACCGGGACCATCAAAGTCGCCGCCGCCGCCTGGAGCTACGTGTCGGCTTACGGTGGATCCTTCATCAGCCCAGCCGGGTACGGGACCAACCTCTTCCTCTCGCCGCTCGCCTTCACGGAGAACGTCGGGGCCTTGGACATCTACGGCACGAACGCCCTCAACCTCAACTGCACCGAGAGCAGCTCGCCGACCTGCACCAGCTCCATCGCCGACAACGGCTCGGGGACCGTGACGATCGCTGCCGCGAGCGGGCAGGCCATCCAGCTCAACGCGAACGCGAGCGGCGAGGTCTACCTGGGCTCCGACGCCTCGACGCGCCTGGAGGTCCAGGCCGGCGTCAGCAACACGGTCCTGAGCACGGCCTCGAGTCCGATACTCTTGGAGCCCGGGTCGGGCCTCACGGAGATCGGCGCGGGCAGCACCTACGCCCTCGCGATCGCGGGGGAATCGAGCTACGGCCCCGAGGTCTATACGACCTCCGGCGCTCTTCTGCTCGGATCGCACACCGACCACCTTGGGGTGGCGATCCAGAGCAGCGCGCCGACCTGCCCGAGCGGCGACATCGCGGCCTGCTGGGGCTCCGGTGCGACGTGCTCGGTGACGAGCGGGTCCACCGACGCTGCCGGATCGATCGTCGTCACCACCGCGACCTCGACCTCCTCCTGCGCGGTAAACAGTCGGCTGCTCTCGATCGCCTTCAACACAAACTACGGCGCGCCGCCGTCCGCGTTCGTGAACGTCGCCGGCAACACCGACGCCGGAAGCGTACCCGTCTTCCCGGTGCTCTTGCCGACCCCGCTGTCCAGCTCCATCAACATCAACGCCGCCGCGGCTTTCACGCCGAACACGAAGTCTCAGTACACGATCGATTACGTTGCCCTCGGCATCGGTCCGAGCGGCTCCTAGGAGGCCTCATGCACGCCGCGCTTCTCTCGCTGTTTCTCGCCGCCTCGCCGACCCCTCCCGCCACCGCCGTGCTGTCCGGCGACCAGGGGGCGATCTGCCCCGGCGGGAAGTTCCTGCTCACCTCCGACGGCGAGCTGGCGCTCTGCATGCCGGCCAAGCTGGTCGACGCGATGGTCCAGGCCTCGAAGCCGCCGCCCGCGCCGGCCCCCAAGGCAGCGCCGCTGGCGCCGAAGACCCCCGCGAAAGGCCCTGCGAAGAAGTGAGCACGAAGGTCACATGGAGCGGCGCCTCCTCCGTGAGCGCCGCGGCCGCCGTCGATTCCGACCCGATCTCGTTGACCGGGAGCGGCGGCTTCTCGGTCATCGTCGAGGTGACCGGGAGCGGCTCGTACGGCATCAGCGGGAACCTTGGGCTCTTCGTCTCGAACGGCGGCCCGTACGTCCAGCTCCCGGGCAGCGCGCTCTACGCCGTGCGCCTGGGCGCCGGCCAGAGCGAGGTTTTCGCCTGGTCCTCGGAGACGTTCTACGCCTCGACCATCCTGCGCTGGACGCAGGCCGGAATGCCCGACTCCGGCGAGCTCGGGGACGGCTATTGGAACCTGTCCCCGCTGCCCGCCCCCGCGCCGGCGCCGGCGACGCCTCCGAACGCGCAGGTGCTCGGGCCGGCCGGCTCGACGGACTACGGCACGGACGTCCTGTGCGTCGACGACCTCGACCCGAGCTTCTCGCTCATCACCGGCCGCCAGGTCCTCGCGCAGGACCTCTACCACGGCTGGACGACCCAGAAGGGGACGCTCTTCTACGACGCGAGCTGGGGCGAGGACATCCAGCTGCTCCTCAACGAGGGCATCACCGACGACCTGCTGGCGGCCTGGCAGGGCCAGCTCGCCGCCCAGGCCGAGCGCGACGACCGCGTGCAGCAAGCCGACGTCGCCCTCTCGTTCGACGAGGAGACGGAGACCCTCACGCTCGTGGGCCAGATCACCCCCGTCGGGTCCGGCCCATTCCGCATGGTGGTCGCCGTCACCGACCTCTCCACCACCATCCTGCAGGTGACCTGACATGGTAACCCTCGCCGAGCTCATCACGGGCCTGACCGCCGACGAGATGGAGGAGCAGCTCCTCGCCTCGCTGCAGGGCGTCTCGCCCGTCATCCAGTCCGGAGCTCCGGGCGCAGCAATCGTGGGCACCGGCCAGGTGAGCGCGCAGGGGCCCGCGACGGCGGCCGCCCAGGTTGTGCTGCAGATCATCGCCTCGGGCCAGGTGGGCGTCGGGACGTTCCAGTACTCCCTCGACGGCGGGAATACCTGGTCGTCGACGCAGACGATCCCGAGCTCGGGGTCCTACGCGCTCTCGACCATCGGCGTCACCCTCACCTTCGCGAACGGCTCCTACGCCCCCTCGGGCGGGTCCTTCCAGGTGGGGGAGACCTACGCCTTCGCCTCGACGACGCCGACGTTCCCGATCACGAACTGGAGCGAGGGCAGCGTCCCGATGACGCTCCTGAAGATGGAGGCCCAGGAGCTCTCGGACCTCTCCGGCACCATCGCCCAGATCGCCGCCGGCGGCCTCGTGACCTCCTGGCTCACGCCCCCGCTCGTGAACGGCGTGCCCACGCCGCCGCCGAGCGCCTGGCTCGACCTGGTCGCGCAGGCCGTCTACAACCTCAGCCGGAACGTGGCGCAGAGTGCCCAGGGCTATGTGACCCTGACTGCGGTCTCCGGCGCCGGCCCGTACACCATCCAGGCTGGGCAGCTCTCGTTCCAGGCCGTCGACGGGAGCGTCTGGTACAACCTGCAGGGCGGGACGCTGCTCGCCGGCGGCACGCTGCAGCTGCTCGTCCAGGCGCAGCAACCGGGCTCGAAGTACAACGCGGTCACCTCGTACACGGGGACCCCGGGCCTCGACAACATCGTCACGATGCTCACGCCGCTCGCCGGCGTCTCGGTCTCGAACCCGCTGCTCTCCAACCCGCCCGTGTCCCACTCCGGCAGCGGGAGCGGGACGATCGCGGTCTCGGGGAGCCCGAGCGCCGAGAAGCTGGTCTCGATCTCCATCACCGCCACCGGCGGCGCCGGCGTCGGGACCTTCGAGTACTCGGTCAACGGTGCCTCCTACTCCGCTCCGGTCACCATCCCCAGCGGAGCCTATGCGATCCCCGGGACCGGCCTCTCGGCGACCTTCACGGGGACCTTCGAGATCGATGACCTCTACACCTTCTCGAGCGCGTGGCTGCAGCAGAACGGGACCGATAGCGAGAGCAACGTCTCCCTTGCCACCCGCTGCGTGAACCAGTGGGGCACGCTCGCGCCGGCGCCGCCCATCGGGATCTACGTGAACTGGGCGAAGTCCGCTAGCAACGAGGTGGCCACCGCCCAGATCGAGGTCGACCAGTACACCCCTGGCCTCGTGAACATCCTGGTCGCGAAGGCGGACGACCAGCCCGTGAGCGCCTCGGCCCTCGCCGCGGTGCAGAGCTACATCGACGCGCGCGCCCCCGAGGGCGTGAGCGTCTCGGTGCAGAACGTCTCGAGCCTCGCGATCGCGGTGGGCGTCGGCGCCGGCGGCGGCATCTATGTGCACGCCGCGCAGCTCGCGGCCGCGCAGGCCGCGATCGCCAGCGCCCTCGCGGCCCTGGAGATCTCCATCGGCATCGGCGGCACGGTCTACTACTCGGTCGTCCTCGAGACGATCCAGGCCGTCGCCGGCGTGCGCAACGTCGAGGGGCTCACCATCAACGGCGGGACGGCGGACATCGTCCTCGTCGGCGCCCAGGTGGCGGACTTCACCCCGCCGGGCTCCGGCGCCTACGTGAGCGTCTGATGGCCGGGCCGCTCTACCAGGTCCACCAACCGGCGATCGCCCCGCGCTTCCTCTCGGGGGCCTACGGAGCGGCCTGGCTCGCCGCCCACGGGCAGCAGAAGGACTTCCTCGTCGACCGCGCGAAGCAGGCCATCAAGGCGCGGCTCCCGGGCCTCGGGCCGCTCGATGCGCTCGCCGCCATCGGGCTCGAGCGCGGCATCGCCCAGGGGCCGACCGAGAGCTCGAGCTCGTACGCGACGCGCCTGCGGCAGGCCTGGCAGGCCTGGGCGACCGCCGGCAGCGCCTGGGGCATCCTCCTGCAGCTCGCCGCGATGGGCTACGCGAGCGCCTACGTCGTGTACCCGAACGGCCGCCAGTACGGCCCGAGCTCCGGCGTCACCGTCACGAACCCGCCGGCGCTCCTGAAGGGTCCGGTCTGGGCCATGTCGAGCGAGGACGGCCAGGCCGACGGCCTCAATGACCACATCGCGCGCATGTGGAACCGGAGTCTCCTGCTCTTCTCGCCGGCGCCGGCGAGCTGGAGCGGCTCGCCCCCCTCTCCGGGCTCCGGCTGGAGCGACGAGCTCAACACGCTGCGCGCCGTGCTCACGAGCTGGGGCGCCGGGCACGCCGCGAAGGAGGGGATCGCCGTCGCCGTCGGGACGTCCGGCGGCGCCGCGCGGGCGATGTTCGACTTCCCGCCAGGCCGGACGTTCACCGGCGACGGCGCGGGCACCTTCGCGACCCAGGCCGGATCGACGGTCTACACGTACTGAGGAGGCACCATGCCGAGCGGATACGCAGGACAGCAGGGGGGCAGCGCGCAGGTGGCCGGAGCTCCGGCGCCGAGCAGCCCGGCGCAGTGGGCGGCGAGCACCGTGAAGGGCACGGGCGCGCAGGTCTACCCGAAGGCCGCGCCGAACGGGCTCTACTACTACAACGCCGGAAGCAGCGGCACGACCGGATCGTCCGAGCCTTCCCCCTGGCCCCTCGTTCCGGGCGGGACCGTCGTCGACGGCACGGTCACCTGGACCTGCGCCGGCGATCTCCCGATGGCCGGCGTGGCGCCCACCATCCAGGAACCCGTCGGCTCCGACGCTCCGACGGCGGCGGCCATCGACGTGCCGCTCTCGATGGGCGCCGACTGGCTGGCCTTCCTCGCGAAGCAGGGAGCGAGCTGGGGCTACATCGAGACCGATGGCGCCGGCAACGCCAGCCTCGAGGCGGGCGCCGACGTCGCCAGCGTGTCGATCTCCGGTCTGGCCGTCGTCGTCAACTTCGCGAAGGGCTTCTCGTCGAACTACTACGGCGCCCTGGTGATCGCCACGTCCGCCGGCTCCTCGGCGTTCGGCTCCTACTCGGCGAGCTCCGGCACACAGGCGGACCTGAGCATGTGGTCGAGATCGGCGCTCACACAGATCGACCTCGCCACGACCGCGATGGGCATCTTCTTCGTGGCCTTCGGACCGCGGAGCTAGAGGCAGGTCCCAGCATCGGGATTGCAGAATCCACTGCTGCACTGACCATCGCTGCGATCGTCGCAGGGAGCCCCGGTTGGCTCCTGCGGACACTGTGTTCCACCCGCGGCGCAGGCAGTACCGTCCCAGCAGTAACCGGCCGTGCACGTCCACAGGCCCACGTAGACGCAAGCCGGAAGACCGCCGGACTGTGGCACGGTGGTCGTGCAAACCGTCCCGAGGCAGCACCCTTCATTCGCGCTGCAGGATGGAAGCGCATTGGCCGGTCCTGGATTCGTGCACGCCGGTGCTCCGGTCGAACCCCCGCTCGAGCCGCCGCCGCTCGAGCTCCCGCCCGTCGAGCCGCCGGAGCTCGAGGAGCCGGCCGAGGTGGAGCTGCTCGACGAGCTCGAGCCCGAGGAGCTGCTCGAGGTCCCCGCGCGGCCGCCGCTCGAGCTGCCGCCGCTCGAGGAGCTGCTCGGGGAACCTGCGCCCGTCGAGGAGCTGCTCGAGGTGTCCGGGGGGGCGCCGCAGGCGGCAACGGCGGCCGCGGCGACGAGTGCAAGCACCTGGTGACGCATGGGAGCTCCTCCTGAGAGCTGGGGCGATGATACGCCCTGTCGACTGAGACGGCCACACGGCTGCAAAATTCAGGCGGCCATCGACGCAGAACGCAACGTTTGCACGGGCGCCAGAGCAGCGGTGGACGGCGCCGGCGCCGCGGGCGTAGCCGATCGGGTATGAGACGGCTGTCGCTTCTGGCTGGGGCGCTCCTTGCGGTCTTCTCGATCCGGGCGCTTGCGCTGCCCCTCACCTGGGGCGGCTCACAGACGATCCTGCTCGACGGCGGCGTTCGCACCAGCGACGTCGTCACGCTGAGCGCGAACGGGTTGAACCCCACGCAGTTCGTCGTGACCTGCCCGGTCTACGCGCCGGTGCCAGGGAACGGCAACGGCACGGTGCAGCTGCTCGGCAGCATCGACGGGAAGTACTGGGCGGTCATCACGAGCACCTCGACGACGTTCCAGGCGCTCGACGGCGGCCTCGACGCCGGCGTGGCCATCACCGTGACCGCGAACGCGTGGCCGATGATGAAGGTCCAGCTGAGCGTCACGAACAGCGATGCCGGAGTTCTCGGCGCCTGCCAGGTGAACCCGGCCGGCAACGGCTTCTGACCGCCGATGTGTCCTCCGAGCGCGACCACGACACCGTCGACAGCCCGAACCCGGCGCGGCTCGACGAGGCCTTCAAGGGGCTGCGGGACCTCAACCGCCGCGAGCACGACTGGCTCGCACGCGACATCGAAGACCTGCAGAAGGATTTCATGGCGCTGAGGGAGCGCATGGCCGAGGTCGAGCCGCAGCTCGCGGAGGTCATCCGCATCCAGTCCCAGGCCGAGCGGACCAGGGACAAGCGGCAGACGAACTGGCCACAGTGGGCGATCGCCGGCGCCGCGGTGATTGCCACCTTGGTCTCGCTCTGGACCGTCCAGCATCCGCCGGCGCCACCGGTGGAGACCATCGTGGCCGCAATCGAGGCGTACCAGGCCGAGCACCCGGGAGCGCGCCGGTGAGCGAGCTCCTCGTGAAGCTGCTCCCGAAGCAGGTGCAGGCCGCGCTGCTCGGGGCCGCGCTCCTGGGCTCCGCGACCGCGTGGCTCGACCATCGCATCCAGGCCGCGGTCGAGCCGATCGCCACCCAGGTCGCGCAGCTCGACCGGGACGTGCGCGCCCAGGACGCGGCGCTCGCGGCGAAGAACGACGCGCAGGACGCGCAGATCGCATTTCTCAAGGGGCGGCTCGCCGCCCCAGCGCAGGCCGCCTTCGTCGGCGGGAAGTGAACCAGGAGGACTCATGGACAAGGCACTCGGAGAGCTCTCGAATCCCATCCTCTGGCTCGGCCTGACGGTCGTGCTCGGACCGCACCTCATCACCGCCTGGGTCGGCCTGGGCGCGACGGTCGTGGGCTTCTTCACCTCGAAGGGCGACGCCGCGGAGGCCGACGCAGCTGCGCTCGCGGAGCAGGCCGGCGAGGGGATGCTCGAGGCCATCAAGGGCGGCAAGGACCCGGCAGCCGCGTTCGCCGCGGCGAAGGCCTCCGCGATCTCGTTCTGGGCGGCGAACCACGGCCAGGCCGAAAAGGACGCCGAGGCGATCGTCGGCGACATCATCCACCAGCGGTTGCACCTGAAGGCGAATCTGCCGCCGCCGGCGCCGGTCACGACGCCGGGCGGCGGCGTGGCGAACATGCCCTCGCCGGCGGGAGGCCTCGCCATCCAGCGGATGCTCGCGGTCCTGTGCGGCCTCAGCATGCTCGGGATCCTCGGCTGGCGCCTCTGGGTCGCCGGGCACGCGACCTTCGCGATCTGTCTCGCCGCGGTGGTGACGGGCTGGCTCCTGCTCGCGGTCTACGTCACGCGGCGCGATCGCGGCTGGCCGCGGCCGCCGCCACGGCTGCTCGCCGTGCTCCTGCTCGGGCTCGTCTTCGCGGCGCCGGCGCGGGCTCAGACCCTCACGTGCCCGGCGGGACAGACGCTCGACCAGACGACGAACACGTGTGTCGTGCCCTTCACGAACGGCCAGTTCTCCCACGGCCCCCTCGCGTCCGGTTACCTCCTGCGGTGGGAGGATCCCGCGAGCGGCAAGCCCGCCTCGAGCGCGTTCGGCGGTGGCCTCGGCTATGAGTTCGGCTGGGACTTCTTCCAGGAGAACTTCGGCTCCGTCCTCGGGAACAAGCCGATCCTCACCCTGGGCTTTGGCGGCCTCGCGAACCTGGCGACCGACGGGGGACAGACGCTCTTCTCGGTGGGCGCCGGTCCGGCGCTCTGCTTCGTCGGCGCCCTCGGCTGCATCGTGGCGTTGCCCGACCTGGTGCAGGACTACGGCGGCACGATCTCGGGTCTGGCCGTCGGGAGCTTCAGCCTGAAGAACATGGCCGTCGCTCTCACGATCGGCATCCAGCTCGGCGGCGCCGCGGAGCTGAACACGCGGCCGCCGGCGGCTCCCGCGACGGTCGCCACAGCGCCTCCCAATCCGCCGCCGGCGACGTTGGACACCACTGCGCCGGGAGCCGCCGGAGCTCCAGCGGGCGCCAGCGCGCCCACGTCGCCGGCGAAGTGAAGCGAGAGACCCTCATCGCGCCCGCGGTCATCGCCCTCATCCTGGGCGTGAACGCGCTCGCCTTCCAGGCGCCGCTGTTCGGGCGCCACGAGCCACTGCCGGTCCCGACGCTGCCGGTCTTCCTGCGCCCAGCCGGGCCTGGGCTGCGCGGGATGGATGGCCGCTTCTCCGCGAGCTCGAGCCTGGCGCGCGAGGTCGCGCGGGCCCAGCGGTGGCGCTACTACAACAGGCTCGAGGCCGCGCTCGAGCGGGAGGCCTTCGCGCCGTGATCACCGCCGAGCAGCTGCAGGCCATCATGCCGCGCGCGCCGGCCGACGTCGTCGCGGCCCACCTCGACCCGCTGAACGCGGCGGCCGCCGAGTTCGGCATCGACAGTCCCGCGCGGCTCGCCTGCTGGCTCGGCGAGTGTAGCCTCGAGTGCAACCAGCTCCGCGGCCTAGAGGAGGACTGGGGGCCGTCCGAGGCGCAGGCGCGGTACGAGCCGCCGTCGCACGTGGCCACCGAGCTCGGCAACACGCAGACCGGGGACGGCTACCTCTTCCGCGGGCGAGGGCCGATTCAGATCACTGGCCGATCGAACTACCAGCAGGCCTCCCAGGCGCTCGGCGTCGACCTGGTGAACCAGCCCGACCTCGCCGCGACCCCTGGAGTCTGCTGGCGGGTGGCCGGGTGGTTCTGGTCGACGCGCGGCCTCAACGAGCTCGCCGACGGCTTCGACATCGAGGGCATCACCCGCCGGATCAACGGCGGCCTGACGGACCTGGCGCTCCGCACCGCGGCGATCTCGCGGGCGCGCGCGGCGCTGGGGTGCTGAGCAACCAGGAGGAGCACATGGACAAGGCAACGGTCGGTCGGATTCTCCACTACACGGCGCGCGGCAACGAGGCGCCCGGGTCTCTCGAAGGGCGAGATTCGCCCGGCCATCGTCGTTCGCGTCTGGGACAACGAGTACGCCGAGGGATGCGAGATCGTGAACGAGGACGGCACGAAGGTCCAGCCGCTCCCGGGCGACGGCTACAACGTCCAGGTCTTCCTCGACGGCTGCGCCGGTGGCGAATCCAACGATCGGGCGGCGATGCTGTGGGTGACGTCGGTCGCGATCTGCCCGGCGCCGACGCCCGGCCATCTGCACTGGCCGCAGCGCGCCTAGCCCGGCCGGGGGACAACCCGGTGACAGACGCTCGCGGCCTGGCTGAATCCGGGCTCACCGCGGGCCTACGGCGGGCCGGCAGGTTCCACGTGGAACGCAACCGCCTTATTTCAGGAGCCGACACCCGGACTTGAACCGGGGACCTGCTGATTACGAATCAGCTGCTCTACCAACTGAGCTATGTCGGCGGACGGCGACCGCGCTTTCTACGACCTGCGCGCGCCCTTGTCCAGCGCCGGAAGGGCGCGGCGTCACGGCGGCAGGGTCGCGCGTCGGGCGGCGGCTTCGCGGGCGAAGCGCCCCTTCGGGAAGCGCGCGAGGTAGGCGTCGAGGTCGTCGCGTGCGCCGCTGCGGTCGCCGCGCGCGAGGCGGCAGCGCGCCCGGGCGATGAGGTCGTGCTCGGAGAGGCGGGCCGCGGGGAGGGCGTCGGCGTCGAGGCCCGGCGCGAACTGCTCGCACGCGGGCGCCTGCTCGCGGCGCTCGGCCTCGTCGTTCTTGTCGTCGGCGGTGAGCTCGCCCTTGGTAACGGCCATCGGGGCGGGCGCTGCGGCCGGGGGGGCGGTCCGCGGCGCGGCCTCCGCAGAGGCGGAAGCCTGGGCGACCGCCGCGGGGCCGGCCGGCGGAGCGGGCGGCGGGCCCTGCTCCTGCAGGCGGAGCTTCCTCGCGGCGCCGCCCCCGCCCGCGAGCTCTTCCTCCGGGAAGGGGGCGGCCAGGTCCTGGACGGCGCCGCGCGCGGCGGTCTTCGCCCTCCAGCCGGGGGGCGGTTGCGCGTGTGCGAACGCTCCCTCCGGTGCTCCTCGTCCCAGGCCGGCCGCCGGGCTGCCGAAACCGAGGCTCCCCGTGCCCTTGAAGGCCAGGGGGGCGCGCTCCTTCTTCGCCGCGCTGTGCGCCGCCGCGCCGTGGTTGGCCGCGGGCTTCTCGGCGAAGAGCGCCGCGGGCGCTTGCGGTTCCAGGTTGTCGACGTCCTTGGGCGCGGGGGGCTGGGCCGGAGCCGCCGCGGTCGCCGCCGGAGCGGGCGCCCGCTCCAGGAGGCTCTCGCGCGCCGCCTTCTGGTCGAACATCACGAACACGAGCACGCCCACGATGGCCATGGAGGCGAGGCCGCTCGCGATGACGGAGATGCGCATGGGCGGCAGCAGGGTGAGCCGCTCCTTGCGCGGCGCGGCGCCGCTCCGGAGCTTCTGCGCGATGCGGGCGTGCGCCTCGGGCGGCAGCGTGGGGGCGGGCCCGAGCTGCGAGAGCAGGCGCGCGGCCTTCGCCTCCGCGGGCGACTCGGGCGGGCGCTTCTTCCACGACAGGAGCGGCGTCTTCGCGCTCACGG